ATATTTTTTTTTGTACTAATTTAATATATTAACCATCATGTCAAATAATGTGATATTTTCAGAAAAAGATTATAATAGTGGAGATGGAATGTTAACTTCTGTATGGGGACCAAGTATGTGGCATTATTTACATACAATGAGTTTTAATTATCCACATGAACCGACATGTGAAAATAAACGTCATTATCAATCCTTTATATTAAATTTAGAGAATGTATTACCTTGTGGTAAATGCCGTAAAAATTTGAAAAAGAATTTTAAAAAATTACCATTAACGTGGAAAGATATGAAGTCACGTGCTACGTTTTCTAGATATGTTTATAATCTTCATGAATTAATTAATAAAATGTTAGGTAAAAAATCGGGATTGACATATGAAATGGTAAGAGAACGATATGAACATTTTCGTTCTAGATGTACAAAATCATATAAGGAGTTTATAAAACGTAGGAAAACAAGGAAAACAAAAAAAACAAAACCTCTTTCTGAAAAAGGATGCACGGAATCATTGTATGGAGAAAAATCGAAATGTGTTATACAAATTGTTCCACAAGATAAAAAAATAGAGACATTTGTAGTTGATAAAACATGTTTGAAAAGAAGCATATAATTTTATAAATCTTCACTGGTATAAATCTTCACTGGTATAAATCTTCACTGGTATGAATCATAATTATTTAGTGATATTGTAATTGATAAAATTGTCATTATAAAAATGTTTGTCCTCTAATGACATGTAATGATTTTTAAGTAAAAAATATAACATTTAATATATATAATGTCTCATACAACTGATAATAGAGAACATAGTGATGAATTTACAAAATTATTAGTTCCTTTTTGGTCTGATAATCCAAATGTTATTTTTCAAAGTGAATATATTATGGAGTTTTTTCCAATTGAATCTATGACATATAATCAAAAACTAAATGCAATTTCTAGAACAATTCTTTTTTTAACAATTATTCATTTTTTATTTTCACGCAATTTTCGTATTCTATTGATTGGTGCAATTACACTTGTAGCAATTTATTTATTACATTATTATCATAATATGGAATTAAATAAAACAAGTACAATTAAAAAAGATATAACTGCCGAAAATTTTGAAAATCCGGCTTTAGAAGTTTTAAAAAAATATGATAACAAGACTATTAACACATTTGATACTCCTTCCTCCACAAATCCTTTTTCGAATGTTTTAATACCAGATTATGATTTTAATCCAAATAAAAAACCAGCACCACCTGCATTTAATCAAAATATTAATGATTCAATATTAAATAAAGCAAAACAATTAGTAATAGAACAAAATCCGGGGCAACCAGATATTGCCGATAAATTATTTACTGATTTAGGAGAACAATTTGTATTTGAACAATCTTTACAACCTTTTTATTCTAATTCAGCAACTACTATACCAAATGACCAAGCTGGATTTGCTGATTTTTGTTATGGAAGTATGGTATCATGTAAAGAAGGAAATTTATTTGCCTGTGCTAGAAATTTAGATAGACATACGAATTGAATTAACTAATAAAATATAAAAAATATGTATATAATATATTATTATGTCTTCTCTTTATAGTTATACATTTAACAATATGGGTAGTCTTACATCAGATATGGCTGATAAAACACAACAAAATATTCAAAATACCAAATTTGGAACATATACACTTTCCAATTTTTTTAGTGATAGTGCTTCAGATAGTCAATTACGATTTGCTACAGAACAACCTGGAATAACTGTTAGCAATGGTGGTGTTGCGGGTGCAGTGATAGACGTTGAATCTAATTTATTTAATAAAATGGAGAATGAACGTCCTTCAGAAAAACTTCAATTATTCCAACGCCCCTTTTTGACTGTTCCTTATTTAGGAAGAGGAGGCGGTGATCCAACTTTAGAGGCACAACTTCAACAAGGTGAAATGATACGTGATTTAAAAAGCGTTGGAACTATATCTGAAAAATCATATATGGATTATAATCAATATCCAATGAGAGATGATTTGCGTTCTCAAATAACAAATCCATCCAATTTAGTTCAAGAATTAGCTATGGATGGTTGGATTCGTGGAGGAGCTTCTGCACGTGAAATAAATAATGTAACTATGTCAAAATGATTATTTTCATTCAAAATTATATATATTTATATTATATAAAATGACCAAATTTGCCGAAAATGCTTTTGAATTAAATAATGATGTAACCACTAGCGGAGCTTTAGCACGTGGATTAAGTGGTGGAAATGGTCCACTTAAGGGTGGAAATTCCCTTATGAAGGGACTTAAGGGTGGAAATGGTCCACTTAAGGGTGGTCTTGGTAGTCTTCATAAGGGTGGAAAATCTAAAAAAGTTCGTCGTATGAAAAAATCAAGAGGTTCTCGTAAAAATAAAATGCGTAAGACAAAAAGGTCTAGCAAAAGATAAATGAAAATAATTATTTTACAAGATAATATTTATTATACTATAAATATTATGTATTAAATATTATGTATTTAGTAATACATAAATTCATTCTATGTATTCAAATAATAAAGAATATCGTGAATTACTTCGCCTATTTTTTAATATGGATATTTCAAATATCAAATCTGAAATAAAACACTGCAATTATGATGACGAAACATATGACGAATTATTGTTTGATGAATCTGCAGTTAACCGTTCTATGACAAATATCATAGAAAAAACAAAAGGTAATCTATTATTTGATGAATTATATGATTTAGCATCCGCGAAAATGTTTTCAACAAATAAAGAAACTGGACTTTGTATATTATTATCGTATGATTTTTTTTCTGATTTTTATCATTTATGGAATTCATATATAGAGAACCCAAACATATTTTCAAAAACAAATGATTATTATATTTTATTACAAAATAGATTAATCAAAAAATAAAAAGAATCAATAAAAAGAATCAATAAAAAGAATCAAAAGATAATATATATTTAACATATATAATATATAATGGCTTCTACAAGGAATAAAAATGATAAAGGAAACTATATAGCAGAAGAAAAAGGAAGACAATGTCAGCGGTTATATTCAATCTATGAAAATCAAGGAAATGGTAAAGCATTCACCAATAATCATGCAGGAGATGGTTTGTTAGCCGGTAAAATGGGCCCATCTTCTCTATCTTATAATTATACAGATATTGACTCTTATTTAAAAGGAATTGGATCAACCAATTTAGTAAGTCCTATGCCTGAAATAAAACCAAAATTAAAAGAATTAGAAAGTTTATCTGTTATTAATCGCATTCCATTAGTGATGCCGAATCCAATGAAAATTGTTAAATATCAACGACCATTATTATCATAATTTTTTGATGTATATTGTTTTCGTGAATTTTTATTATAAATTTTAAATGTTATATTTGTAGGTTTTTTCATTTTTTTTATTTCATCATTTTCAACATATAATTCTAATATATTTTCTTTGTTCAAGTCTTTTTGTAAGTCTTTTTGTTTGTCTTTGTTGTTTAAGTCGCTGTCCAAACCACGAACGACATTTGAAATATTATATTCAGAATATTCCGGAAAAATAGCTTTAAAAAAAATGTGCAAAGTGTCTTGTGTTTGTTCTTTTATAACTGGGTCGGTTATACTTTCAGGTAATTCAGATATGGATGTAAAATCAATATGTAATGAATCAATAAATAATCTACATCTGTTATTTTCGATTATTTCTATTGGTATTTTTATATTTGCCATAATGTATTTTTCTTTAGATACATCCATAATATTATCTTATACAATAATAAATTATTTATTTGAATAATTTATTATTTGAATCATTTATCGAAAATAGAGAATAGAGAATATAAAATAGAAAACATAATTAGTTGAATTTAACAATAATTTTAACATCTTCTTTTTTAATACATTTACATGCCGATATAGATAACTCTTCGCGTTTTTTCCTCGTTTTTCCATTATCATCTTTTTCGATTGTTTTTAATCTCTTTGATGTACTGTTTCTATTATTCATATCACCCTCTATATCTTGATAATGCTGATGTATATAATCGATTATTTCACTTTCGATTGCCCATTTAAAAAAATTGAGTTGTCCAATTGTTGTTTCCATATAATTATCATTATCATATGGTATTGTAATTCTTTCCCAACGACAAAATGGGTCAAAATTCTTTTTTGCATATGCCTTCAATTTCAATTTGTAATCATTATATACTTTGAATCTTATTTTTTGTGTATCAGATTGTTCGCCATGTATTATTTGCGGTATTTCATATACTGTATAGTATTTTTTTGCATAATTTGTAACAAACCAATCCACAATACGAAGTGATATTTTGGACTCTCCGTTTATTACATTCATCATTTTTTTTAAATTATCCTTGTTTTTGTAAAATTCCATTAAATTATTTAGAAGTAGTTGTTTTTGTGTATTTACTTGTGTATAAGATGTAGACATATTTGATATTTATTCGTATGTGTTTTTAATACGTTTTTTTGATTTTATATTATTCATCTTATATTATATTATATTATATTGTATCTTATAATATATTATATTTTATAATATAATATATATAATATCTTCTAAGAAATGGGGAAAACGTTAAAAGCGAAACCGAAAATAATTAAAAAACAAACATTAAAAGTTAATAAAATACGAAGAAAAAAAGATGAAATCAAAATACCAAAAAGTGCATATAATTTTTCTTATGTTTTATCACATAGTGGTATTGTTACAACTTTGTATCCTTATGAAATAATAGTTCCACAAAATATACGTTTAATACAATATACACCAAAAGGTAATACATTAACTGGAGTAGATGTTTTATATCTATTTAATAAATTTAAAAAAAATCCAAATAAAAAAGGTATTATAAAAAACCCACAATATTTTTCTTTAAATAAAGATAAACAAATATTTAAATCTGATTTAGAATTGAATGTTACTGAACCTGGTGGAAAAACCAATAATTTGTTTTTATATTGTGATGACCAACATAATAATTACAATGCATACTTTAGAAAATTCACTAATAATCCTGATAAATTTCCAATAATAGATATAATTTTAAAAGAAAACGAAAACGAAATATTAGATATTAATTCATATTTCCATATGGGGTTATATGATTATATAAATAATAAAAAGTTCGATTTAGACAAATTAGGACACTTTTTAGGTGATTTACATTATAATAATCAAGAAAATAAACAAAAGAAAAGATTTACACTACAAGAAATATTACTTGGTTTAAGTAATTATTATTATAAAATGTATCCAAAAAATCCAAAAAAAGTTGTGAATTTTGTTCAATTAGGTTGTAATATTGAAGAAAACAATAAAAAAGCGAGAAAATATACAATAACTCGTGAAGAATATATAGAAATCCAAAAAAATAAAGAATTTGGATTTTTTAATCTGAATGATACTGCTGAAATTAATAAACATATTGAGAAGAATATAAATAAAAACATACTAACTATGCAAAATATTGATGATAATATTGATAATGGATATATTATGTCTTCAAATAAAAGTGATATAGAAAAATATTTTAAAAATATGATGGATATTTCTTGATGGAAATGGAGATTTATTCAACACATAAGTTTTTCACCCAAATGTTTATAATAATATCCATCATACATTATATTTTTTTCTAATGCCTTATTCAATGATTTATCACTAATTCCGTTTGTTTTCATACAATGAAATTTGCAAGTATGTTCTTTTACCAAATTATTATTTCTATCATATTGACCAATACCGTCTTTATACAAAATCGGTATTTCAAAATTATCTTTTAGTTCATCCGAACATTTTTCATATAAAATGTAATAATAATCTTTTGTTAATGTTTCATTTTTTACATGATTATCTAATCCAGAAATACCATAATCATTCATTTTTGCTGCCGTTTTTTTATCTAAATACACATTCAATATTTTGCTTTTATCTTTGGGTAATTTCGCAACATAACCCACTTCCTGTGTTTGAATTTGCCTTGTTGGTTTCATATCATAAATTATATTTGGATCTAATTCACGGTCAACATACATAAATCTATATTGATGATAGATTGTATTTTCTTTTACTGCTTTTTCTATGCTGGGTCGTTTATATTTACTATTTTCTTTCAATAATTCAGTCACTGTTTCATATACTTTTACAATTTGTTTTGTTTCGTCATTTATTTTTTGTAGTCTTGGGCCGACTGTTCTTAACGGTTCGTTGAAATTCGTTGTTGTTTTTACCTCCTGTTTATTGAGTTTTTCCAATATTTCTTTATTCGTTTTTTCTAATTGCAAATTGGATTTTTGCAAATTTTCGACCGTTGATAATAATTTATTTTGATTATTTATCAATTCAACAAATAAATTATTATCTATTGTTTTTTCACTTAATGAAATAATCAGATTTTTCAATGTATCCATTTCGAAATTGGTTTCATCGTAATGTTTTATATTTGTATTGATTATTTTTAAGACGGTTTTATAAGAAAGATTCTTTCCAATCAAAAAAAGCTCTTTTTCATTTTCATGACCTTTCAAATCCGTTACTTTATTGAATTTTATATCATCGTGATGATGTAAAAAACGTTCAAATTCATTTGATTTTTTAGTAATAAAACAGTCTAATAAAAGACATTCCTCATAGTTTGTTTTATGTTCTGAATATCGTCCATGAATCCCTTTTCGGCTTTCTCCGATTTTTATTACATATGTTCCATCATCATAACTTTTGACTTTTATTATATAAACTAATGGTCCTTTTGTTCCATATTCGGTTAATAATAATTTTTCTTTATTTAATGCATTATCTATGATAAGTTTATTTTTATATTCGGTTTCTTTTTGTGTTAATTTTAATTTAAAATCAGAACATTCTTCTTGTATAATTTTATTTAAAATTCTTTCTAAGCTAATAAAATATTCACGTATTTGTTTTGCCTTTTCTGTATCTGCTTTCAAACATAATAATTTGAAAGTATTTACTATTATCATTAATTTTTGTTAAATATCTATACTTTAGATTATAAGTATTTTTTATTAATTCAAATGTTTCTTCAGTGAACATATAGTCAATTTTGTTATGACCTCCTCTATTCTCACCTACTCTATTCGTTTTTACATTTTGTTTTATTATAAAATGAATATTTTCCTTGAAATTTTTTCTCAAAAATTCGGTAATATTGAATTTTTTTGTATTTGGAAATATTTTTTGTAAATCATCTAGATTTTTTGTAAATATATTTAATTCTTCCATTGTATTGATAATTCATAAATAAATGTTTTTACATTCAATTTTGTCATTTTTTGCTTTTGTTTTTTATTTATTTTTTGCTTTTATTTTTTAAAACCAAATAATTTATTAAATAAAAATAATTATATAAACTTTTTCTCCACCATATGGTGGGTCAAATATATATGTATAAGTGCTTTTAAACGTTTGCCACTGAACCTTCAAGAGCAATCATTAATATATATGATTTAATACACGTTTGCTCCACCATGTTGTGGGTCAAATCTTTCGCTTTCGCACATGAGTGAACAAACGATTGATTCACATCATATTATATAATAAATATAATATGAGTGCATTATGCATATACAATTATTAATTTAGTTAGAGTAAGCTACACCAGCCATACCTGACATAACACGTAATACGTTGTAATTTACAGCGTAAACACGTACTTTGGCAGTGGCAGTTCCAGTGACAGCAGGTGAAGAGATAACAAGTTGTAGAACAGCATTATCAATTCGTGAGAAGTTGCAAGATCCGGATGGCTGATGCTCCTCAGGACGTAGCGCAAATGAGTACACACAGATACCGGTATCAGGTGCTCTGGTGTGGTGTTGGTATGGCTGAACAACATCGAAGTATGAACCTTCGCGTTCAGAGAATCGGTCTTGACCATTAAGTTGTAACTTAGCAGTTACAACAGGGTTCTCACCCCAACAATGCATATCAAGGGCGGTCTCAGCAAGAACGAATGTTCCAGCATCAGAAAGACCGGATGTATTAACTGCGGCACCATCATTTGGTCTAAATGGTGTCTCACTAGTAAGATTATTCCATGCACCAGCAGTACCATTGAATGGTGTAGCATCGACTGCACCGGCCATTTGGAAAAGACCAGATGTAGTAATGAAACCATTTGCACCACTTGTTTCAGCAGGACCACCGAATGCCTGAATAGCATTAGGAAGAGCATCAATTGCATCAGTGTAGTTAAATGGTTGAGCACCAAGAACCTTAAATAATGTCTGTGAAGCATCAAGAGATGAACAGTAATCGACATTTGAATCAGGTTGGACAACCCAGATGAGTTCCTTTACTGGATGATTGAAATTTAGTTTAATCTTGTTACTTGATGAACCAATTGATTCATCACCAGTAAATTGAACCTGTTCAATCAAATATTCGTGTGGATTTTGTGCCATCTTTCTACGTTCATCAGTATCAAGGAAAATGTAATCAACATAAAGAGAAGCAGCAACAAGTGATTGTTGGTAAGCAGTGGTTACTGCTAGTGAACCGGTCTGTAGATTTAAGTTGTTAACAGCCCATAGACATTCACCAATTGGTCTTAAATCAAGGTTAATCTTGACTTCGTGATATTGAAGGGCAATTAATGGAAGAGCAAGACCAGGATTTCTGCAAAACCAAAATTGAAGAGGAACATATAGAGTAGTTTCAGGAAGTGCTTTTCTTGGGGCACATACCTGTGTTGGTCCACCTGATGCAGCACAAGGTCCAGCAATATCAGCAAATTGAGGATCAGTCATATAGGTCAATTGGGTAGTATTTCCAATCAACTTGAAATATCCTCTTTGTTGTTCAGATGTCATGGTTAGCTGATTCCAGATGTGCATCCAGTCACCATATTGACGGTCAATGCGTTGACCTCCAATCTCAACTTCAACTTGAGCAACAAGTTGCTCACCGATGAAATCAAGCCATCTAGCATAAACACCAGCACCACCAGCTACAGATGTGTTACTGTTAATGAAACCTTGATTGATTTCTGGAAGAGTGACTTGTAAATATGTGCGATAAGCAAGATCACCATTTCTTGAAATGGTACATGTTACACGGCGACCAAAATCAGCCTGTCCAGAAAATGTCTGTTCAATTGATTCCATTGCAAAATTTGTATGTCTTCTGTAAGAAACTTTCCAGAAGGTAATCTCTGGTGTTCCAGTAAGGAATACGTCTTGTGCTCCGTAAGCGACTAGTTGCATTAAAGCTCCACCCATTTTTACGTTATATACTTCCTAAAGAAAAAAATTTGAGAAAATAACAATATTTATATAAATTATCATTTTTACCTACATATATAAATTTTAAAATTTATATATATTATTTTTATAACACAACATCTAAGTAAATTATCTTGTAATTATAATTATAACGATTTATAAATATGCAAATTTGTTTCAATGAATTTTTCTAAATATTCATTTTTAAATATTTCTTTCTTTCCTTCATGTTTTTTTGTAAAAATATATGAATCTGCTATTTTTTTCACTGACCAACCATCTTCCACTGCGTTTATGATAAATATCATTTTTTGAAAATCTCTTCTGGAAAATTGTATTTGGTCTCCCGTATCCGTATCCATATATTATATTCTATATATGGAATTCAATATTGATACGAACGAATACGTCTAATACATATACGTCGAATAAAACACAATATATCAAAAAACACAAAATATATTTAAAAACATACATGCAATTAAAATAATGAAAAATTCTAAAACAATTGATGAAAAACATACAGAAATGTTATCAATGTTTAATAAGAATAATACAGAAGTAATACCTATTTTAAAAGAAGAAGTTGATAACCTTAAAATACATTTGAGAACATTAAAAAAACCATTGAAAATAGATGAATATATGGATACAAAAGACAAAATTAAATTAAAACAGCAACAGATAAAATCATTTGAAAATTTGGAAAAACAATATTTTTTGGATAATTCAAAATATATTTTTGATTATTTTGAACAAAAAAAAGAAATTTCATCCGGTTCTAATAAAAAAAATACGAATGTTCTCAATTCTTTCTTTAAAATTGTGAATAATAATGAAAAAATAAATACGAATTCTTTGAAATATAATCAATCTAGAATGACATATCAAAATTATTGGAAAAATGTAACAAATGATTATATTAATATTCAAGATTATATTATTTCTTCCGATGTTTGTGAATCATGTAAAATCGGAGAACTTATTCCTCAAGACGAAGAAGGTATTCTTATTTGTAATAATTCTTTATGTGGCAAATTTATTACCTATATTGTTGATTCGAATAAACCTACAAATAAAGAACCTCCGAATGAAGTATCTTATACTGCTTATATTCGTTTGAATCATTTCAAAGAAATTTTATCTCAATTCCAAGCAAAAGAAACAACACAAATACCAGATGATGTTATACAAGCAATTAGAGACCGTATTAAAAAAGAACGTATTAAAAATTACTCTGAAATAAATTACGATAAAATGCGTGAAATTTTACGGAAATTAGGATTTAATAAATATTTTGAACATATTCAATATATTAATTCGATTTTTGGTATTAAACCACCTATTATGAATGAAGAATTACATGAAACTTTATGTGTTCTCTTTATTGAAATTCAAAAACCTTGGGCGATGCATTGTCCACCCAATCGTCGCAATTTTTTTAATTATACATATACATTATATCAATTATGTGTTTTATTAAACCAAACACAATATCTACCTTATATTCCTATGATGAAAGATAGAGAAAAACAGTTGGACCAAGACATCATTTGGAAAAAAGTATGTATGGAACTCGATTGGGAATTCTTTCCTACTGTATAGGGTTTTTTATTATACCCATCCTTTTATAACCCCCTTCAAATGTGGTTTATAAACGGACACCATTATAAAAATTTGTCTTGTTTGTAATTATATTCAAAACAAGACCTATGAAAATCAATTTGTCCTTGATGGTCCGTTTTCACTTCTCCTTCTTCTACACCCACTAATGGATTTAATAAACCGCGTTTTCCAAATTTAGTGAATTGCCAATCTGTGCAAAATGGTATACTTTGTTCTTTTTGCAATAATGCATATTCTGGTGTATATCTTTCAACCAATGTTTTTGCATGTGTTTTCGACATAAAATACATATGAGCACCCCATAAATCTTCTGGATACCCTTGAATTTTGAATTTGGAACCCGTATCTTTATATAATACCGGAAAATAATTATTTTCGGGTATTTCATAAGGCCATAAATAACTTAATAATAATATATCCAACTCTGATTTATCATATAAATGTATGATTTCGGGTATTTCGGTTTTTAATGTTCTCGAAAGAAGGACATCATCTTCACAAATAATACAATAATCATATGTAGTATTTTCATAAAATTGTTTCATACAATCTACATGTTGAAAAAAAATAGACCAATTACGTTTTTCAAAATCAGTAATTGGTCTATTGGCGATTCTTGGGTCTTGTATAGATACGGGATCTACAAAATGTGCATCCATTCTAATTGATTTTACTCTTTCTGTCATTTTTTCTCTTCGGACGTCGTCTTTATAATTCACTACATAAATTGCACAAGAATTTTCTTCTGCCTTTTCATTTTCTATTTTCTTTTCCATTATAAAATATAATAAGACGATTTCTTTATTATATTTTATTTTGTGTGTATTTTGTGTGTTTTACTTATATTTGATAATAAAGATAAAAACTATTAGAAATAATAATTATGAACGACCAGAAAAATATGTTCCAATGAATATAACAAGAAAATAACAAGAAAAGTAAATAAAATATACAAATAATTATTTATAAAAAGGTTTATAAATAATCGGCGTTTGAAATATTAAAAGGTCTAAAATGGATGATTTGTATATTCTCGTAAATAAAACAGTAAATGATTAAAAATGAATACATTTTTTACAATATAAAATTAAATAAATGTTAAAATTAATTTACTGTATTAGCTAAATTATACATTGTACACGTAATAAAACCAGCTCCAGTAGTTACAAAAACACCTGTACCATTTGTAAATGTTAAAGTAATGATAATACCTTGAGTTGTAATATTATTAGTTAAAAAATTAAATGAATTACATTGATAACGATTTATTTCATTAATCGTATATAATGGTGTTTCAATCTCTTGTAATAGTATACCTGTACTTCCATTTTTTAATGCCAATGTAAATGTAAATGTACCGGCTGTACTACAAGAATGAGAAAACGATAGATTTATTACTTTGATACCTGAAGAAAATGTTTTAGATGAACTACTATATGTTTGTGTTGAAGCTGTCATCTGACGATTAAAATATTGATATGAATTTATTGATGATATTTTTGTAATACCAGTAGTATCAATACTTAAAAAAACTGTATTACTATTATTTTTTATATTTAATCCATTACTAATAATATTATTTACATTGATGTTTCCATTTGCACTAATATCACTGAGGGCATTTATTTTTCCAGGAGTATATATTGATATATCTTGAGTAGTACGAGAAAACAATATTGATGCTCTTTCATATGAACCATCTCCACTGCCATCGTCTTCATAAAAATGTATACCATTTGTTGTATTTGTTGTTGTTGTTAAAATCTTTAAAGAGGGACATTGTACAAAAGTTTCACAATCTATATATCCAGTAACAACTAAATTAGTAAAAGCTTTTACATAATATGGTGTTATAGTTAAATAATTAGTTAATCCATCATTACTTTGGAAATTATAACTATAAGGCGAATTAAATCTCGTATAAATATTGCCTGATATTGCTTTATTATAAATACTTCCAAGTGCCGTAATTGTAATATCAGTAATATCACCATATATACTTCCAGAACCTACATATATAGTTCCAGAAATACCATTGCTAAATTTTCCATTTCCAGAAACATCCAAGTTTTGTGAAGGATTTGGTTTATTAATACCAACAAACCCATTTGAATAATATGTATCATTACCATTTAATAACCATGGACTTGCACCAGTAGGTCCTGTAGGTCCAGTTGAACCAGTAGGTCCAGTTGGTCCAGTTGGTCCAGTAGATCCACTAGATCCAGTTGGTCCAGTTGAACCAGTTGAACCAGTTGAACCAGTTGAACCAGTTGAACCAGTTGAACCAGTTGAACTATTATTATTATTATTATTAGGTGATTGTAAATTATATATTGGTAATAAATTTGCAGTTTTTTGTGATTGTAAAGAAATCATTAATATATATATATATATATATATAACAATAAGGTTTCTTATAATACACGCAAACTTTGAAAAGGTTCTGATATGAAAAATTAAAATCTCCCATTTAGAGTTTGGATGTGATTTTTTACAAATGTTTATCTAGCTAAATGACATTTAAAATGTTCAAGGGTGTAAATCTTCCGATTTTTAATACCTCTTTTTATATTTTATCCTCTTATTATTGTAAAA